TCTAATAAATATCTATTATACAGGAATCCCCATGACAAGTCAAATTAACCCAAACAACGTAGATGGTACATACCCAGTTGCCGGACAACCCAACAACACACAAGGGTTCAGGGACAACTTTACCAACATCAAAACCAATTTTAGTTATGCAGAAACTGAGATTACAGACTTGCAAAACAATGGTATTTTCAAAGCTGCCTTGAGTGGTACCACTCTAAACAACAACATGGCAGATAACTTAATATACGCCGTCAAATTACAAGATGTCAGCTACACTTATGTGCAAAACACAGCAAGTGCTGGTTCCGTTCCCATTGACTATAGTGCTGGACAATATCAGTTGATTTCAACCACAGGGCCTATCAGTTTGAGTTTTGCTAATTGGCCAGTGAGTGGCACAGCAGGCACTGTACAAATTGCAATAAATGTCACTAGTACCGCACATACATTGACCTTGCCTGCCTCGGTTACTCTAGGCACAACTGGCATCCAAGGATATTCAGGCGGTGTTATTACATTTGCCGCAACTGGTACCTATCAGTTCTCATTCAGCTCTGTAGACTATGGTGCTACCATTACCATCTACGATTTAAATCGTCCGTTAAACTATTTTACCAACACAGTCAATATAGTCGCAACTACTCCTAGTACTAGCAAAACAACCGGTGCATTGACTGTGGCAGGCGGTGTGGGCATTGGTGCTAACTTGAACGTAGGTGGAAACCTTAGCACATACACCACTGCTAATGCTGTGGCATTCCAAGCCCTGGACACTGGTCTTGTGTCAATCTATGCTCCTGTTGTGGCGGCCAACACAGGCGGTGCTCTAAACATTGTGGGCAGTACCAGCGGCGCATATCAACCCATTTACAATGCAGGTAGCATGCTTCATATCACCGGCAATGATGGTGTGAGTGCCAGGGTAACTGTTGACTCCTTTGGTACTAGTCAACAGTCAGCATTTGTACAACGAGCAGCCAGAGGCACAGCGGCTGCACCCACAGCAGTTCAAGCCAATGACATCATAGCCAGGATAACTGGATCAGGATATGGCAACACAGGATATGTGCTGGGCGCAGGCAACATAGGAACCCTGGGCATTGACTTTGTGGCCATGGAAACCTATACTACTACCTCGGCTGGTAGTGCATTAAAGTTGTACACATCACCTATTGGTGCTGTGACCAAAACACTATCAGCCAACGTCACTGCCAACGTCACAACATTCCCGGCCAACGTTTTTACTAGTGGAGGCAATATCCTGGTCACCGGTGGTGCAGGTGGAGTAGGATATACTGTAGGTACTGGTGGCACAGTTGCTCAAACAGGTAACAAGGCCACTGGTGTTACACTCAACAAACAGACTGGTGAGATCACCATGCAGGCCACTGCATTGAGTGCGGCTACTATAGTGAGTTTTGTATTGACCAACAGTACAATTGGCGCAAATGACTTACTGGTATTACAACATCAAAGTGGTGGTACCCTGGGTGCATACACTATCAATGCCGCATGTGCAGCCGGTAGTGCTACTATCTATGTTAGAAACAACACCGCCGGATCACTAAGTGAAGCCTTGGTACTACGCTATGCTGTGATCAAAGGCGCTGTGGCTTAATTACAAATACCGACGATAAAACTCAGCAACTTCGGGGAAAGTTTTTTTCCAATCCTGCTCCCGGAGTTGATCAAATTTTTGTGTTTCTTTAAGAAAAGTTTTAATAACATCGGGGCGTTCTTGCCAATTTGGAGACAGCATGTGAATCATGTCTGTTCCTTGCAAAGCGTCAACATACTCTTGCGTGATTGTGTTAACGTTAAGATAACCATGCTCAGCAAGTTGTGTGGTATAATTCGTTGGATCGCCTTTTCGATTGGTGGCAAAATTATTTTTGACCCAATTGCCAACTTCATTGTAATAATACAGATTCAAACAACTGGTGCATTCTTGTACAAAAAACATCACATTGCCGGGAAGTTTTTCTCTTAGTTCTAAAATGTTATCTGCAACTTGATTCCAACTTGCAGGCCATCTCAAATATTCAAATTTGTCACCAACTCCGTCTATACTGATCATCAGTTTGACCAATTTAAATTTATCAATTACTTCAAACCACTTTGGATCAATGGGCTGAGTACCATTGGTTTGAAATCCCAATTCTAATTGAGTTTTTGAGTTTGGTACTAGTGTTGTCAACAGTTGAGCAGTTTGCCAATAGTTAGTACCTAGTAATGTTTCGCCACCACAAAATTGCACCATTCCAAGATTTTCTAGATTTAAGTTTTTGAGAATTGTGTGTATTCTGTTTATGTTATTGGTCTGTGGCAACACCGATTGGATCAAGTTGTTTTCTTTTAAATGTTTTGACCAAAATGTACTAGAGTGCGGACCACATGTTCTGCAGGCCAAATTACAACTACGGTCAAACAACAAGTCAATGCGTTGCGGTCCAGATAAGTTTGTTTTTGTTCCAAATTTATCAATCATTGACTTTCTAAAACTTTTTATTCCAACTTTTTCCAATGTCTCGCACTGTCCGCATCCAGGAAGCCATTGATTGGTATCATTGACCTGTCTGTTTCTATTGAGATTTTTGCCAGTCCAGTCAATTATATCCTGCTCAACAAAAGTCAAAGGAGTGGTGCTCAGACAGCATTGGTTATATGCTAAATTGTCGTTGGTCTTTAGATTGACGTTTAACCCGCCGTGAATCATGGGACAAAAGATGTCTGTCATGAAGATTTAATCTGTCCCAGCAGTTGTTTTAATTTTGCACTTTGAACATCTGCTGTTACTTTGCCTGTGTCCTGTGGGCCTTTTTCCCAGGCAGGAGTTCCTGTGGCTCGTTCCCATGGTGGAGATGATTCACCATCCCCTCCGGTATCAGCAGTCTTGACCTGGCTTTTGGCCTTGATTGAGTCCATGATACTGCTTTGGGGTCTGTTGTATCCAGTGCCCTCGTCTCCACCTTCATCAGTAATGCGCATGGTTTCAATGTTGTACTCCAAATCAATCTTTTGACCAACGCCGGTCGAGCTTCGAGACTTCATACATTGTATTTGATACTTGCCACGCTCTTTCATTGCACGTGACGTAAAGATACCAAACACGTTGTCTGCTGTGTTAATTTTAGAGATACCACCCGAAATATGCGAGTGATCAAATTCAATTTCCTCTACTGCACTTCTATTCAACTGGCTTGCAGTGACCATTAGCACTGCCAGTTCCTTGGCCAAGTTGCGTAGTTCTTCTGACACATACTTGTCTTTTACAAACAAGTCATTGGGCGACACCTTGGCACTCACCGGCATCAGCAAGTCCAAGTAGTCAATCATCACAAAGTCTACCTTTTTGCCTGTTTGAATTTGATACTCTTTCAAATACGCACGAATGTCGTTGATGTTGCTCTGTGCCGGCAAACCTTTCACTTGATAGTTGCCCGACTTCTTGGCCACAAGTTTGACCTTGAGTTCGGTGGTATCCATGTCACGTCTAATATCCTTGGTGCTCATGTTGGTTAACATGGCATCTGTTCGCAAACTTGTGAGTTCTTCTGATAGTTCTAGTGTAATGTAAACGCCACTCAGGCCTTGTTGCAACCAGTTCAGTGCAATGTTCATCATCACAAGACTCTTGCCCGAACCCGATCCGCCAGCAAAAATGTTTAGTTCACCTCTTGAGAATCCGCCATACAACAATCTATCCAGTTGTGGCCATCCTGTGCTTACTTGTCCACCCGAGTTGAAGTATTTCTCAATGCGAGCCTTAGGATCAGCAAAGTAGTCTGTGCCCATGTCTTTAGTGAGTGATATTTGTACTGCATCTTTGATGAGTTTTTCAACGGGTTCAAATTCGCCTTTCTCCAGCAAGTCTGCTGATTTCAAAATAGCACGTTCAAGTTCCTGACGTCGAGTGAATGCCTCAAACTCGCCCATGAACCAGTCAAAGTGACCTTCGTTCAAGTCTGGCACTGGTTGCAGTTTGACACCTGTGGTTGCAGAAATCTGCTGCCTGTCAGGCATGGTCTTGTGTTTGTCTGAGTGTTCTTTGATGAACTCAGCCGCTGGCCTTAGACTCCGGTCAAAGTTCTGCGGGTTATAGATGTTTTGAACACGCACATAACTTGTTGCGTCTTCCAACATCATTTCTAGAAATAGTCTTTGGACATCAAGTCCGTAGTCTTTTAACAAGTTGTTTCTTCCTTATTTCTATTTTAATTCGGCTGGTTTCTCTTGCGGCCATAATAGTTAGCAAGGCCCCTAGTCGGCCTAGTTTTATCACAGCGTCGTTGACATCTTTGCAACCCGCAGGCCATTCAGGTATGCTCACTGCCCAGCCCAGTTCCACAGCACGGTCAATCAGTTCCACACCGGCTGTGTCTTGATCTGGTACCACAGTTACTTCACGTCCAAGACTGCGAATCAATCTTGCTTGTGCATCACTAATGGTGTTGTGCATCACAGCTAGGCCGCCGATTGAGAGTGCATCAAATATGCCTTCCATCACCAGCACATGTTGCCAGTTGGCATGTTGCAAGTCTGTGCCAAACACATAGCCCGGTTGTGAGTGATTGATGTACTTGGGCTGTTTGTCATCTAAAAACCTAGCAGTCCAGCCTACCACCCGGTTGTCGTATGTGAACGGAACCAACACAAACGGCCTGACCCAATGAACACCATCTGTTTTGATTGATGTCATTATGGGAAAGTCTTCCGGAACCCTTCGTCGGCGAATGTAATCCCAGTATAACGGAAACTCGGGAGTGACCACTTCTGAAAACGGAGGAAAGTCATCTGCTTCTTCAAACTCGATAGCACTGAGTGCGTTGAATGTCCGTTGTCGATCTTCTAGTATGCCGTGTATGCTACGGTGGCGCAGGCTTTCAAGATTGAGCATGTCAATCTCATTGTCTGGTACACCCATCCAGCCTAGTAATCTTCGGGCTTTGAAACTGACTGTGCGCCCTAGAATAAAACTGGCTGTGTATGCGCAGTTGAAGCAATGATAACTCCAACCTGATTCTGTTACTTTGATGCCACCACGCCCACGTTTGTCTGCACTGTTACCATTGTGCTGACAACATACCGCGTTGAAACTCAACCAGCCCTGTGGACTGGGCTTTCTTTTTGCGGGCAGATAAGCAAGGACGTCTAGCATCTGTTGAGTATAACAGATTTATTGTGCTAGATCAACGATATTGAACGTTTTCAATCTTGCCGTTTGTGAATATCGCGGTTGCAGCAATTGAACCTTGGAATTGAATTGGCAAGTAGCCCGAACCACCATTCACAATGGTCACTCCAGAAATTTGGTTGTTATCACCAATGGTACAAGTGGCCACAGCACCAGATCCTGTTCCAAGGATCTGAATACTAGGCGGAGCCACGTAGTAATAACCTGCGTTGGTAATGCTTATACCAGTGACCACGCCATCAGTGACCTGTACATTGCCCGATGCGCCGTATCCAATAGAATTATTCAGTGCCAATCGCAACAACGGATGAAAGCCAATTACATTGAAATAATCAGTCACTGTTTCACTCAGATATTGTCTAGTTTCGGTAACATCATACCAAACTGATTCATAGTTGTCTGCAGCCTGTACTTTCACCGTGCCGGTGTAGGTATCTAGATCAAACTTTACTGTGGTCAGGCTGGCACCATTTGTGGGCATGTGACTGCTGTAGAATTCGGTTTGTTGAATAGAGTTCTGTGGTTGTGGTGTGAGTGCCCAGTCAGGAAATTGTGTAGGGGCCGTGCCCACAAAGTTGTTTTTGCCATACATGTCAGGCACTGTGCATACTGCACTGGGCACAAACTGTGGAAATACACTGTCTACTATGTTACAATCTGCTCTAGCTTGTGAATTGGCATCCACATAAGCCGCTTGCACATAGTTTCCTGCACTGCGTTGAATACTATAACTAGCAGGTTGTGCTTGTATATTGATGGTATCTTCTGAGTTGAGTACCACTTTGACTCGCCCCAGTGCTGAACTCAATATTTCCATGTCTTTGGTTACCAAGAGTTCATCACCTGCTTGATTTACCACACGAAAAACAAAGCTAGAACCTGCAATGTTCACCGGTTTCTGGTCTTGATTTATGAATTCAAATAGTAGAACATTGTCCACTCCCTTGTTTATTGTCAGTTGTTTTGCGTACACAGGATCGTACCTCGCTGTAAAATACCCGCCACTGGTATCTACCAAAAGTACTCGGACAAGTTGCTGATATAGATAAAGAGTGGTGGAATACATCTATTACTTATTTGTTTCAAGCATAATGTCTGGTTATTGTTTCAGCAACGCAAACTGGTTTGTCACTGTCCTTGCATTCAACTACGACACTCCAAACTGACTGCATACCGTTATCAATTGTAGTACAAGATTTTAGAGAAATTCTAGCTCGCAACAGGGAACCTGTCAAAACTGGGCTAGTAAAACGTACTTTATTGACACCATAATTAATCCCCATTTTTTGATTTTTAATCCAAAAAGTTTTGACAAAAAATTGGGGCATCAAGGACAAGGTAAAAAAACCATGAGCAATTGTTGCTCCAAACGGCCCTGTTTTGGCTCGTTCAGGATCAGTATGAATCCATTGACGATCGCCTGTGGCATCTGCAAAATGATTTATTTGTTCTTGTGTAACCTCAATCCATTCGCTGATGGCTTCACCTTGCCCAACAAACTGAGGTATGCTTTGTATTGACTCAAAAATTTTCATGATATGTTATTCGCTAGAAAAAAAATAATAGATGTTACCATATGATAAATTGGTATAAGTAAACAAGAATTAATTGGAAAAATTCTTAACACAGTATAATTATCATATGAGTAACAGTATCTTTGAAAAACTAACAGAAAAATATCCCTTTATTACCTTATGCGTTTATGCTAATTTAGAATACATAGGAGTGGTTCAAAATCGTGATGATATTGTGACCACAATCTACGACTTTGGCTCTGTAGCAGATCAAGATAGCAAACGAATTTTTTTGGAACTGGCATCAACGTGGTGGTGGGAAAGCAATAGATCTATCCCCATCAACATCTTTTTGAGACATGATTGGGAACAGTTTCGTTACACTTTGAAGACTTTTGTCAACAAAGATTTGGAAATTCTGCACGGCCCAGCATGCAGTTTACTGGACATAGTGCGAAGAAAAGGCAAGAGAAAGAGCATCACTTTAGTTAGAAGATTAGACTAAATAAGGGTGTAGTTCGCGATACTGGAAATATCCAACTACTCTAATGCTTGAAAGGAGCAATCAGCATGTCTACTTATTCATTTTCTAATCAACCATCTGGTTTTTATGTATATGCCTATGTAAGAAAGTCAGATAATACTCCATACTACATCGGTAAAGGAAAAGGTTATCGTGCCTGGGACACACATCATTTTCCAATACCAAAAAACAAATCTCGAATCATAATAATAGAATCTAATTTAACCGAAATTGGTGCTATGGCCATTGAACGCCAACTAATACGATGGTATGGAAGACGAGATCTCGAAACTGGTATATTGCGTAATAAAACGGATGGTGGCGAAGGTGCATCAGGATATAATCATACAGAATTAACTAAAACAAAAATGTCTAATATGCATACTGCAAAGGATTCAACTTCAGGAAAATTGTTAGGAAAAATTAGTTTAGATGATCCAAGATGGAAAACTGGTGAAATCGTAAGTCATTTACGTGGTAGAACACAATCACTTGAGTCAAATATAAAGCGTGGGTTAACTCAGAAAGGAACTAAGCAAGGAATCCTTAACCCAAATTTTGGAAAAAAACCTTCAGCAGAAACAACTGCAAAAAGATCCGCATCCTTAAAGGCAATGTATGCAAGAAAAAAATTAATTCACGTCGTTTAAAAGATTCATATGAAGTGTAACTAACACGCTGTAACTAATCGCATGCGACTTTTTGAATATAAATCCTTCACTATTATCTCCGTCCCACACAGACGCAAATACTTGACTCCATGGTTTATTTTGTAGATGTGCTTTACCTGGACGAATAATAGATATGAATGCCGCAAGTCTCTGAATATTGTCGGGCTTCATACTTTCTAATAGTTTACTATATTGCCCCACATGCACCAATTGCTTGGCCCATTCACGATCAGTCCACAATCGTTCCCAAGGCGGTGTTGCGGACAACATTGATTCATAGTGTGCAGGATCACGGATCAACTGATACACACTCATGTTCAAGAAGTCCAGTTTAAAGTATCCACGCTGTTCGGCAGTTTCGTAATCCAAGGCCGCACAGTCTGCTATAGGATCACGTGGTATGTCTGTTACATAGATGCCCGAGTTGTGCCGGCGTCCATTGCTTTGTCGTGCAGGAACATGCTGAATCAATTTTAACACAGTTTCTCTGTTGGCAAAGTCAATGTCAATGTCTGCGCTCATTACCATCCTGCCTTGTTCAATATATCTTTCACATACTCTTGATCCGCTGGATAGTTTGTGAATTTCTTTTGCCAGGCGTCCGAATCAATGTAGGGCCAGACCATGGCCACTTGTTCTGTGCTTAGTTCGCTTAGAAACTTTTGTCCTGATTCTGAATTGTAGATTATCCAAGGACTTACACGTCCGGCTGTGACAGCGTAACATAAACTATTGGTGTTGCCATATCGCATCCAGTCATGTGGGGGGTTGCCAGTTTCTTCTGCCCAACGTATGCTGTGTTCTATTGCTCGAGCCAGGGCATCATCCACGGCTTCCACACGCAGGTATTCTATCAGGTACTCTGTGTACACCTTGTCACTGCACCAATTGTCAATCTTCTTTTGTGCTTTCAGTAACCAGGTCATAAAACGTGCAGGGGCAATCACATGAGTGTTTACACAATAGTTTCCAAACTTGACAAATGCTCGATAATAAGGCGAGTCACAAAAGTCATCGTGTGTTTTGTTCCTGGCCGATCCTTGCATGGTTTCGTAAAACTTGATGTAGGCTTGAAATCCCATGCGGACGCCTGCTTCATCTCGAGCAAGTCGTCTACGTTTGGGTTCACACATGTGAACGGCTATTGACGTTTCTCTAGAAAACGTTTTCTTGCAATAATCGCATACAAAACTCATGCTAACAGTTTACGCTCTTGAATGTAGTTTGTCAAATATTCGTTTAGCATTTGGTGATGTCCAATTGCCGGATGTGTCATGTCAGGCGGTACGTAAGGTGCACCGGGTCCGTAGTCTTTGGCCTGGACTCCTTGTTCGGCTTGCCAGGCTGTGGCCCGCCAGCCAAACCCGCCTACGATTTCGGGCTGATCAAACAATGTTAATCTAGGTTCATTTAATAAATTTGTGTACAAGTTGTCTGCTTGTTGAAACATCAGCACTCTGTGTCCACGACTTTTTAAATCAGCAATAGTGCTCAACATACGATACATTAGATCTTCCACACGATCTAAAATACTGAACACTTCGCTTTTGAGTTTGGTTTCTACAAATTGATCTGAATCTGCTTGTGTCCAGTCATACTGCCAACGAGATTTAAACTCTTGATTTTGCGGATTGACCCAACGCCCTTCAAAGTCATTTAGTTGTTCACATATGGGTATTTCTAGTCTTGATAGAAATGTCATGCCTAGTACGTAAAATGTTGGCGGTGCGGTGTAACTGTGTTTGAGTGTGGTTCTTAGTATGCGACTGTTTGCGCTACCACCTATGGCAAGACTCACAGGGCAGTCTAGCGCCAGCTGCTGAGCCAAATCAACATGCCCTTGACCCACAGCATACGATTCCATATAACTGCAACCGTTGACCACTAGGTTCATTTTTTGTCCTGGCCAGCACGACGATTGTATTCGTCAATTTCTTTCTGGGTAGTGATCTCGCACATTACATCAATTTCATCATCTTTGTATGTGGGGTATATGGCCATTAAGGCTTTGCGTTTGCCACTGAGCCCTGCTTCCTTTTTCTTGGGGGCTATCCAAGGATGCCTTGGTGTGCCCAAGTCTGGACTCACACTCGTGGCCATGAGCCAATGTAGTTTAGGGTGCTTGCTAACGTCAAAGAAGTGTTTGTTCAGTCGTTCGTTGCAACTGATGACATAAAACTCTTGCAGTTCTCTTGAGCCTTCCACTGCTGATCCCCAACGTATCATGAGATAGTTTGAAAACTTTTTCTTTTCTTCTACGGTGAGTTCGTCGTAGAATGATCTGTTCTTGCGGTCAAACTGTCGCATCTCATTGGCAATGTTTAGTTTGTCACTCATCTGTTTTGCTTAGTTTATAGATTACTATAGCACGTTCCAGGGCATCTTGTAAAGTGGGATTGGTCTTTGCGGCTCTACGTATCTCACCCCACATCTTGTTTTCCTGTATGTGATCGCGTAAGGGTCTACCATCTGCGGTTCTTGAATCGTAGTCTATTTTGTGACCGTTGATGGGATCATATTCCGTACCTGACTCATACCCTACCACCTGACGTGTACTGGGATCAGAACCTGACTCACGTGCATATACGATACCTTCAGCACGTTCATAAATGTAAGTAGCACCAGGTTTGAGATTTCCCATCAGTGATTGCGCTTTCCATCAAACACACAGTTAAACAACAGATGCATTTCACCGTCGTTTATAACTCTGTGGAATGCCCCGTCCGGCACAAGAATAATATCACCGGATGCCACACGAAATTTTTCGTCGTCAACAATCATTACGCCAGTACCCTGCACAAAGAAATAAACTTCTTCTTGACCGGGATGGCTATGCCCACGTGTGGCTTGCCCGCGGTACAGTTTGGTGGAACTCAACACAAGATTGTTTAGTATTCGATTGTCCTTCAGCAGATAAGTCTCGTTGTCTTTGACAACTTCTCCACCAATGTCATATGAGTCGTATTTGAGTTTCATTACCAAGCCAGATTATAGTTGACGATTTCACAGTTGCGACTGACATCTTTCACAAAGTACACACAGTCAGGTTCTGCGTCATCGTTCAAGGGCACGGCCAACATCTGACCGTTCTTGAGTTTGGGTGCGTACCAGTTGACTTCATGATACACATCTAGTATTTCAATATCCGGGAAGGAGGGCCTATAACTGCTTAGTGGATTGAATTGAAATACCTTGAAACCTCTATCATTGATCGAGGTCAGTGGTAGTACTTCTAGGTCACCCACGTCGGGTTCACCAATCAGTATCTGCCAATCCATGGGCATTTTGATTGTTTGTGTGCCAATGCGCAACACCAGGGCAGGTGCATTGAACGATTCTAAAAAGATCAAGGGAATGAAATGATAGTCTGGATCTGCTGGATTGGAATTGTCAAGTATGGCAAAACGCATGTCATCCACTTCTTCAGGCAAGTGATTTAGATCGTAATAGGTGTTGTCTAATGTTAATATTCTCATAGTGTTATAATACAGTATTTGTCACACAATGTCAAGTTCTTTTTCAATTCCAATCCTCAGTGAGTTCCAGAAGTGTGTTTAAAAATCCGTCATGAGCGGCTTGTCCATTGTGTGTAACACTACGCTCAAAATCAAAAACACCGTTTGGCATCTGGCAAGGAAGGCGGTCAGACGGCCATACTTTTGTCACCCAGGACCAATCCATGTCTCCCAGTCCGTGTGGTACGTACACAAAGGGTATTTGATAATGTTGCAGTTTTCGTAATCCATCGGATATGACAAAATAATTTTCTTGGCGCTTTAAATTATTATTGTGCAAGTCTGCCACATAGTTTTTGATTGCCAGGCGCTGATGGTCATTCAACACAGTTTCGTGTTTTTTATTCAAAAAGTTTTCTATCACATCACTCACAACCAATGGATTTTTTGATTTGATGTTGTGTTCACTTAGGCTACGATATCCTGTGTACAGAATATTGTTTAATTTGACCCAGCTGTAATTCTGCACCCCTGGTGCTGCCACATCCATTCTGTTGCTAGAGGTGCATCCTACTATTACAAAGTCAGCTCCGCGTTCAATAGCACTGTCAATTTGTAACCGTATGGCAAAGCATGTGGCGGCGGCTCGAGCCAGACTAACATGTAAAAAATTTTTACGTTCAGCATACAGTTGTAAAAAACTTGTGACTTCACCCGGAGGCGAGTCTAGACTCATATAACTGTCGCCACAAGTTACTAACTTTTTCATGCTATCTTCATCCACTCCAGTTTCTCTGCAGAGAAAGGGTAGTTGGCTTCCTTGTAGAACTGTTTGCGTTTGGTCAGGTGTCGCTTGGCAAACTTGCAGGTGCTGGTGATGTCCCAAATTTGCACATGATCTTTGTCCTCTGCTTTTCGGATGCCCCTACCAATACTTTGGATAACCCTAACAAAGCTCTTACCGGGCTCAATAAGCACCAGATTAA